CACGATGACCCGATCGATGCCGAACGCCGACGCGAGATCGGCCTCACCAAGCCTGCCTTGCGACGTGTCTCGAACGCCCTTCAAGTTGGCGGTGATCTGGTCGCAGGCGAGCAGGTTGCGGTAGACATGCTCGTTGATCAGCAGCGTGTTCGGATAGACGCCCTTTTCGCTGAACATCGTCTCCATGACGGTGTTGATGTCCTTGATGGGCGTTGCGCTCGCGGATACGTCCCATGGCGTAGTAACGTTGCCGCTGGAAAACGTGCCCGTGTTGATGAGCGCCGTCGCAACAGCAATCTCGATGTTGCGCAGCACGATGTCACGCGCGAGCTTCGCCGATTCAACTTCCATGGGGAAGTTCGGATACCGATTGCGCATCTTGTCATCGATCGGGATTTCGATGCCGAGCTCCTGCGTCGCATACGTCCCCTGTTTCCAGGTGAAATCCGTACGCTGATAGGAGCTGCCGGGCGCGCGATCAATGTTGCTGTCCGCCTGAAGCAGCTCTTCCAGCGGGATGTAGTCGTACGATCCCGCATCAACCGCCACGTTGAAAACGGGCAGCAAGCGCGACGCAACGAAGCCAACGCGATCGGCCTGTGCGTCGAACTCTTCGAGGACGCCCTCGATGTCCGGGCGTCGAACTTCTGAACCAGTGTCAGGGTATGCCATTTTCCATTACCTCCAACGGCTTGCGCCGTCGGTGGCGTCCTTGGACCCGACGCGCCCAAACTTAGACGCGCCGGGTTAGGACGTCAATGTTAGCCTTGCAGCAGCGCCACCGCCGCCTCAAGCGCCGTGATGCGCGTCTCGTGATCAGACGTTGCCGTCACGGGCCAAGGCATGATTTCGACAACGTCGCCGATCGCCGTCGCGGCATTGAGGGCCGTCCCGATGGAAGGCACGCTGCCGCTTCCGTCGATCTTGCCGTCGGCGGCCGGGTGGATTGCCGCGTGCGCGGCGAACGTTCCAGCCGCCGTGCACAGAAACGTTCCAGTGGCGCTGCCAAGCGCAACAGTCACGGTGTCACCGCTGGAAACGGCGTTGACCGTGAATCCGATGAACGCGAAGTCCGTATACGCCGACGCCNNCTTCGCCCGCCGTGGAGCCGAGCTTGACGCGACGGTAGGCCGCCAGGTCTTCCCCGGCCACGAACGTCTTGGTGCGTTCCTCAGTCCAAGTAGCCATTGTTCGGACTCCTTACCGATCGTTCGCTTCGCGAATCAGTTCTTCGCGAAGTTCCGGGTTCGCTTCCATCACGGCCATCCACGCCTTCTCGCGCGTCTCGCCCGTAGAAGCCATCCGTTCGGCGCACAGCGCGCGCGCCCGACCCAGGGCCGACGTGTCCGTCGGCTTCGCCGTCTCGCCGCTCCAGTTCCTCAGTCAGTTCCGCGACTTTCGCCGACAACGTGTCGCGCTCTTCGGTAAGCGCACTCACGTTTTTCGTCAGCTTTTCGATCTCCGTCTTCGCCGTTTCCAGCTCGGACGCCGTCGCCTTGGCCTCTTCGGCAAGGCGCTTGTAGTGCGCAGCTTTCGCCGCGTCCACGTCGACGTTTGCGGTCGCCTGCGCAAGCAACCAGCTGTCGCTGGCGCCGGGACAGGCATCGCGCAACGTCTGAATGTATTCGGCGACGCTCATCGCGTCGTTGGTTTCGGACATCGTTAGTGTCCTCCGTGTGGTGGTGGCGACGCGTCGGCCGCCGGTTGGACTTACAGACAAGGTGGATTTGGCCCGCTTGCCAAACACCTGGGCATAGCTCTTGATGTCGTCGATGAGCTTGAGTTTCTTCGCTTTGTCCGCGTGCCAAACCGATCCGGTGGCGACGCGCTCAAACTCATCGACGGAAAGACTGCGGCCGCTCATGACGGCCTTACCGAACAACTCATGCACTTCATCGCACTGGCGCTGCCACTCGGCGAGTTGCGCGTCGGTGATCTCGGTTCCGGGGGCGCCCGCGCCTTTGAATTCCGCCGTGCGAATCACATGCGCCTTGACGCCTTGCTGCTCGGCCGCTTCGCTCTCGTCGTATACGATCATGTATACGCCGATGCTGCCAATCATCGCAGACGGACTCGCCACGATCCGCGTGGCTTGCGACGCAACCCAATAAGCCGCCGACGCGCACATGTCTTCGATGTAGGCGATGACGGGCTTCTTCGTAGCTGCGACGCGGACTTCTTCCGCCAGATCGCCGGTGCCCTCGACGGTGCCGCCGTTGGAATGGATCACTAGGCCGATCCGCTTGATGCTCTTGTCGGCGACAGCGCGACGGATGCTCTTGCGCACGCCGACGGTGCCGTAAGTGAGCATCGACATCGACGAGCCGTATTTTGTCATCGTGCCGACGAGATCGACAATCGCCAAATCGCCGTCCGTGCGATACGCGCCGATCTCGCCAGTGGGCCGATAGTTCGCAGCGTGCGACGCCAAGTTCTCTTGCCCCATCGAACGAACCGCGGCGCGCAGTCCGTTGTTCTCACACGCCCATACGCCAAAGTACTGTTCCAGGCGCTGCACTTCGACGGGCACAGAAAACTCATGCCTTTCAGGCTTCATCATCAGCTGCATTTTCATCCGCTTCATCCTGTACTTCAGGTTCGCCTTCAACCTGCGCGCCCACTGTGCGCGGCTGCATGCCGATAATCTCTCGCCAATCGACATGCGCCGTCTCATACTTGGCGTTGAGCTTGTCGGCGGCAATCACTGCGCGCTCAATCAACCGCGCCTCATCAGCCACGTGCTCATCGTCGACTACGTCGATGTCGAGGCCGCGGCGCGCCAACAGCTTCCGCCGCGAGTTCAGATGCGAACCGATGATGACCTTATCGCCAAGCGCATCTTTGTTCGGCTCGATGTAGGGCCAATACGGCGGGTTCCATTCGTGCGTCAAGAGTCGCTCGATCGGCACGTCGCGCAACCGCGGATCGGTGCGCGCCCATTCCCGAACGCGCCACTCGTAGACGGGGCGACAGAACCGGCCAATCACAAGATGCTGGAGCTTTTGCCAGCCTTGCCGCGCCTGATCAATCGCGCCGCGGTACCCGCTGAAGTTTGTGTCGGACGGATCGAGCAGCAGCACCGCAACCGGCAATTCCAGGTTGATCGCGATGAATGTCAAGATCAGTTTGGCGTGCTCAAAGAACTCCGGGTTCGGCACGTTCGGCGAAAACCCTGTCAGCCGTTCGCCGGGCTGGCCTACCCATTCCATTCCTGGTCCGATGTCTTGAACGAGATCGGAGCCGCCGCCGGAATCCCACGTCGCGTTATAGGTTTCGCCCGTTGGGGGAAGGTCGCTCGGAATGTCAACCCCCATCTCGCGTTCGCGCAGAATAGCGAACGCAGCCGCGACTTCAGCCTTGACGAGCTGTGCGAACTGCAAGTCTTCGTGCATGTTCACAACGCCCAACATCGGCGCAAACGCCGTCACGCCGCGCGTCTGCGAAACGCGACGCCGATCGAGCACATGCAACACCTGGCGCTGATCGTCGGCGCGACGCACAGGTACGCGCACAAGCTCTGTCTGGCGCGCTTGCTGGCTCACGTCGATCGGCTCGCGCGTGAAATGGTAGGCGATGTGTTCGCGCACGCTATTCAGGGAGACGCCGAGCACCGTGTCTTTTGCGCCGGTCGGCGTGCGCACCCTATGCGCTTCCAGAAGCTGCACATGGCCGGTGTTGGTCAGCACGGCGAACACGTCCCCATCGACAATACATGCGCGCAACGCCTGGCGCGTCAAGTCGAGAAACGAATCATTCCGCGCCACGTCGCAAACGTCTGGATCCTTCGTCCAGTCGTGCCAGCGCATTGTCAGGTAGCGGTCAAGTTCGGCGTCGCCGGTCGCGGCGTTCAGGGCGAATCCCTGCTGCACGACGTTGTTGACGAGGCGTGTTACGGCCTGGCCAACAACCATGTTGTTGCGGTCGATGGCGCGCGCCGCCTCGATCAGCTTCAGGAACTCCATCTCGTTGCGGAAATGCCAGTCGGCAGAGCTGCCGGCAATCGAGACGCCTTCCAGGTGGCGCACAAACCGAGACGTTTTCGCGGCGTCATAGTCCGCCTGCATCGCGGGGAAGCTGAGCGGTTTCTTGACTGCCGATCGCTTCATCGACGCATACCCCACAGGCTGTATCGCGCAATCCTGCCGCGATTGTTCACGCCGGAAGCGGCGCCCTTCATGGCGAGCCACGCCTTCGCGTCTTTGTGCATCGACTCGACGGAGCCGTACTCTTTGCGCACGGACTCGTTGCCATGCGAGATTTGATCCTCTGCCAAGCTCAGGTACTTGCGCGTGGCGAACACGTAGATCTCGGCGCGCTCAACGCTGTTGAGAATGTCATAGTTCGCATAGGCTGCCATGTACTCACGAATGACGGATAGCTCCGTCGTTTCCGTGAGTAGCTGCATCACGTCAGCTTTGGATGTCGGCGGTTCCGCCACCACCTCGACGCTTATGGAGTCTTGCGTTGTGTCGCCGGAAGTCGTGACGAAGGTAAGCACGACGCTGTAGGTTTGCCCGGCAACGCCGCCTTTGACGCGCTGGAATACCGAAGTGCCGGAAATCGACGCATCCCCATCGAGCAACGCCGTAGACACGTCCACGCCTGCCGCGTCATAGGCCGCGCATTGCGCCGAAGCGATACCGTCCGTCGAGGACAACGCATACGACGCGTCAAACTCGACGATCTCTTGTTCGCCAGGCGATTTCCTGTAGACGCCAATCTGCATTAGTGCACCCTGAACACGGGCCGTGGCCGCACCTTGAACGGCCCCGGTTGGGCTGCCATCTTGAACACGTGGTGCGACGCAAGGTTGGGATCGCGATAATAGATCGGCCACCAGCCGTGCGCGAAAATCCACGGTTTCGGGGACGCGCCGTCATCGCCAAGCCAGCCGAACGTTGTGAGCCGCGTCGTCGAAATCACATCAACCGCCTCCCCGTCGGCGTCGCCTGAAGCGTGTACAGCACCTGCTCGCTGTCATCGGCGTAGAACGCATACGTGTTCTCGGCGACGGCCTCAAACTTACCCTTAGCCATCGCCGTCAGGAAGTCACAGAACTGCGCAAACGTCGCGCCTCCAAGCGTGGCGGTAGACGCGTAGAGCGCCGCGACGATATCCGCCGGGTCGTCAAAACTCATTGCCACCCCAAATAGCTCCACGTCCTCCGTGCTGCTGGTCCCCGCGAGCACGCCTAGGGCGCAATCCGCTTCCGC